AAAAATCATCTTCAAACATTCTTTCAAAATGGTCAAAGATATTATCAAATCCTATTGATACTGGTCTTAATTGATTAAAAATAGATAATGCTTTATTGGTCATATTAACCTCCTTTATTAAGCAAAGTTATCATTATGTGAGCCCATTATTGGCACTCACTTGTATTTATATAAGTACGATTCTTCCACTTTCAATGGTCAAAAGTGTCGCACCCCCCTAGGTGTGGTAGGCCTCACCCACATTAACTTACGAGTCTTACCTCGCCTATCACTTACAACTAGTTCAATCTGAACATTGCAATCTATCAGCGCTACGAAGGCCAAATGACCTAGGGTAGTAAGCAGTTTAAGTTTAGTTGGTAAACTGCTAAAAAACAACACTTGGTTAAGGCTACCGCTCCAAATGTTAAAATTCTGGAGGTTTTGTTAAAGCAGACCTCAAACTGCTACTGGATATTGTATGGGTCCAGTACCCTCCACGCCATCAGGATTTACGAATTACCTGACATTACTATTTATCTTATCAAACACAGGCATGGAAATCTATAATTGGGCCTGTAGTTTAGCCATCTTTTTTTTATAATTTTTTATGCCTTCTTTTTTCTTTTCTCTTCTAATTTCAGATGGTTTTCTGTAATATTGTTTTAATCTATACTCTTTTAATAGACCATCTTTAAGTACTTTTTTCTTAAGCACTCTCATTGCTTTTTCAATGTTATTATTTCTTACTATAACTGTTATACTCACTTGTCCTCCTTATCATAATTCATAATTCCTTTAACACAAAAAGGATGGCGGATTTCTCCGCCATTCCTTACACTATGTTTTTGATGTATTTTAGATGTGGTCTCCATCGCTATCTTTGTCTTCCTCATCTGACTCATCATCATTGTCTTTCGCCTGTTCAGCTATATCCGCTTTTCTTGCTTCTTCAGCAATGTCATCAGCAGTAGCACCGCCGTCAACCTTCGTATATAACTCCATAAACGAATTTTTTGTGTCATCATCAAATCTATTAACACACACCTCAATTGCTTTTGTTTTAGCACTAAAGATTGTATATGCCATGATTATGTGGACAAGTCTTCTTGTAGATATAATTTCATCAACGCCACCATCAAAGTAGGTTTTTCTAATTACATCAGCCCAAGTCACCAGTTTTTTACAGAAGTTCTTATCTGCTTTACCAGATTTTGCCAATACTTTTTGAAGAATTTTTTCCTCAATTGAAGCACTAGGGTATTTCTGTTCAAAGGTAATTGGAAATCTTTCCAAAAACGCCTCGTTAAGGACATTAGTTCCGATAAACTTACCGTCTTCTGAACCTTGACCTTTAGTGTTAGCAGTTGCTATCACATTAAAACCAGGTGCTGGTCTTACAAACTTATTAATTTTCTTAACATAGATACCAGAACCTTCAAGGATTGGTTGTAAACACATAATCTTATTACTAGCTAAGTCAATCTCATCTAATAATAAAAGAGCGCCTCTTTCCATCGCTTCAATAACCGGCCCATTTTGCCATACGGTTTGACCATCTTTAAGTCTATAACCACCTAACAAATCGTCCTCGTCAGTTTCAATTGTAACATTAACTCTAATTAACTCTTTTTTGTTATCAGCACATGCTTGTATAACTCCCATAGTTTTACCATTACCAGATAAACCAGTAATGAATACAGGATAAAACATATTACTCTTAACAATAGATTTTATATCAGAATAATTACCAAAAGAAACAAACTCTGGAAACTTTTTAGGAACAATGTTACCTGTTAAAGAAGATACTATATAAGCAGCTTCTTGTTTTGTATCATTTTCAGGTAAAACTATTTTAGTTTCCTTCGTCTTTGTATCTTTAATATTGATGGCACTATTTGATACTTCACCATCATCCATCGGTAATTTAAATAAAGACTTACCGATTTTATAGTCTTTATTTTTTATCAACCATTGTGGAGCATATTTACAACCAAACTTTTTGTTTGCCTGTTTTAACTCTTTAACGGTCAACTCAGCTTTATTAAACATTTTAAAAGCATGTTTTATAAAGTCTTGTTGTTTTACATTTAACATAGTGTATTTTCCTTTCACTTTATTCATTGTTTATGTGTCCATCCTATCAGCTTTTTTAGCATAAGTCAAGCGTTTTGAATCGTTATATATCAACACTTTATGCAACCTCCTGGATGAATTTGTTTAAAACTACTCTGGAAATCAATCTATTCTTCATTGATTTACCAAAGATTCTTTTAAATTCTGATACGGTACCTTTTTTAACTTTTGTATTATCCATACTAAAGTTTTCAATATTCATTGATTTACCGTCTAATAAGAAAAATTTGTTATAACCAGTTTTATCTACTACTATTGCTTTATCTTTTTTCATCTGACCTCTTGCTTTATTATAAGCAGCTTCTCTTTCAGACCAAGTAGCACCTTCAAAATATCTTTCAATATCCCATCTACGGACTCTTTTAAGGATAAAGAAACCAATTACATTTACATCTAAATCTTTAATCACATTTAATAAAATATTGGTTACTTCTTCTGACCAATAAGTATCAGTTGCTGTTAATTTCTTTTTACCAATTTTAAATACTGGTGTTTTGTCCCAATCTTGGTTAGTAAGTTCTTTATCTTTAACACCACTATTAAGATTTCTTGAAAAACTATTAGCACCACCATCTGTTAAGGTAATGAAAGTAAGTTTTTCAATAGCATATTTCTTTTTAAATTCTGGTATTAAATGCATACAGTATATTAATGCTTCATTTAAAGGTGTATTACCTAAACCAAACTCATCTGGAATACCATAACAATTTTGTCTAGCATTACAATGCTCTCTATTTGCTTCGTAATTTTGTCTTCTATTTCTTCTGCCATAAAATCCATATCTATCATTGTAATACATACCCATTTGATAAACATACATTAAAGCTTCTTGTAATTCTATTTTTTTCATTCTATGACTAGCGATATTAACTAATTGGAAGTCTTCAAACATCCAATCACCTTTTTTATAATTAAATGATTTTATATAAGTCTTATTATGAAAACCACCTCTATCACTATTAAAGAAATAAACCTCAAAAGGTATATTAACTTTTTTACAAAACTCTATAAGATTTAATAACTGTTCAACAGTATTCATTAGAGTATCAGACATTGAACCTGACCAATCTAACAACATCATCATACCATGGTTTTTACCATCTGGTAAGATAGTTAATCTTTTAAAAATATCTTCTGAAAATTTGTAGTCTTTTAATTTTAATGGGTCTATGACACCAGTTTTATCTGTACTAGCTCTTTTATATGCTGTAGCAGATTTTTTCATTTCAAATTCTTTAACAAGATACATAACTGTCTTCTTATTATTGTTTTGAAATTTTTTAAATTCTGTTTTTAAATATTCTTTATAAGTTTGAGTCATAGTGCTATATTCATTTTGTCTTTTTGCAATATGAAGTCTAAATGTTTTTAAGAAATTTTTATAAGAAACTAAAGATTTTTTGATATTAGGTTCTGGCAAAGTACCATAACTATATCCTTTATTTGCTGAATCTAATAATCTATCAATTTTACTATTGAAAGCATCCTGTGTAATAACTTTTAATGGTTTTGGACCTGTTTTTGTAGCACCATCTTTACCAGTACCAGTTTTATCTGCTGTACCATCTTTTGAATCTTCGTTACCTTTACCATCTGAATCTTTTTTTTCTTCACCTTCTTTAGCAGCACCAGACTTATCAGAATCTTTTTCACTATCTGCTTTTTGGTCACCAAAGTTATTGAAATCATTTTTTTCATCTGCGTCATCATCTGATTTTTCACCAGAAGGAACTTTACTATCACCATCATTATCAGTATCTTCATTATCTTCTCCTAGGTCATAGTTTTGAGTCGTTGAAAGTAAATCAAAATCAGGTAATTTCTTCATTTTTTCAACTTGTTTTTTCTGCCAGTTTAACATTTCTTTTGCTAACGCTACTACATCTTTAAAAGACTTAATAGCGTCAACTTTAACTAACCACTTTTTATCTTTGGGAGCAAACTTAAATGTCAATCTATTACTTGATTTACTTCTTAAATTAATTTTGTCTATAATCATAAGGTCTTTATTGATATCTTTACCAAGAAGACCAAAGAAATTTTGTTTATCTAATATATCCCAACCCATTAAGTAATTCTTAACTACGCCTGGATATTTCTTTTGAATTTTTTTGTCTATTCTAGTATCTTCAAGAACATTAATATATGCTCTTAATTCATCATCAGCAGCATTCTTTTCCCAACCTTTTTGTGGAGTCCATAAAGCGTGTGAACATTCATGTGCTATTAACATATCATAAACATCACCGGATTGTACTTTGAAAATTGGTAGGGTTAAAACTCTATCTTTAACATTGAAAGAAGCTGTCTTAACATTGTCATGCTGAACTATAACATTTTCAGTTGCTAATAATTTTGCCAAATTGCCTTTGACATCAAGATTTACCATAGTGCTTTTTCTCATAATGTACGGCTATCCTATCAGCTTTTTTCTCATTTGTCAAGAAAAAAGTTGACTAAAAAAGTCAATAAAATCAATGGTTTTTAAATTATTTTGTTCTGGTAATGTTCTAACGGCCGACCTGGACTAGATATTTCGCCTTGGTTTGCGTCCAATCCATATAAATTATGTCATCATAAAAATGCGATTCGTTGGACACTCTATTATTCTTAATAAGATTCTCTATTCTTTTCTTAGCATACTTGTTTTTCCATATATCAGTTAATGCTTTTACTGAATTATCAAATGCTGGTACTAATTTATCTTCTGTTGTTTCTTCTCTTAAAAATGGAAGAGTATTAGTATATAATTCACTAAAATATATGCCTCTAGCATGCTCTGATTTAATTAAATTCTTTGGTATTTTTAGTTGATTAAAAGTAAAATTATGTGACCTATTTCTATGGTCTCTTTTGTGTGGTTGTCCACTAGGTTTCTTCGCACCATACCATTCAAAGTATTTTCTAGTATGTTTTTTCATCAACCATTGTTGTATCATTTTTCTAGTTGATTTTTCAGGTTCATAAGATACACTACCTGCTGTCCACCCCATTTTCTTCCAATACTTTAATCTATCGTATTGTGATAATGGTATTGCTTTTGTCTTACCATATAAAGAAGTAGTGGTTACTCCAATTAATTTATCTCCATATTGTTTCTCCCAAGTTTTAGCAACTACATCTGAAAGACACATTAATGATAACAATTTGCCACCCACTAGATTATAACCTAGAGGTTGTACTGGTACAATGGTACTACCAATGCAAGTATGATTAATCATCTTCTCGGTTTTTCTTTTTCTATCCCAACCAATATGTTTATCTCTTGGTGTTAAGTCTAGGAAATCGGAAGACATACAGATTACACCTAAAAATTTACCTGTCGGTTTATCTTGTATAATAAAGTTTAAATTTCTACCTATATTACTATTGTTTTTCATACTAGATATAAAAGTCCTCATAGTATTACATATAGCAGGCATTTTTTTACCTGTAATAGACCTTAAACTATCATTATCTGTCCATACAACCTCTGGTTCCAAGTTAACATAGTCCATAGGGTCTTCTGGAAACCATAAATTGTTTTTTACTTCTTGAATTAAAGACCCTTGTTCAGCGTCTTTCAAAGCAGGTTTATCATCAAAGAAACTATTAGTTTCTATAGTAGGAAATTTTTCGTGTACTTCACACCACTTCTGATATAAAGTATATTCTTTTACATCCATTGCTGATACAAAGGTTAAGTCTTTTATTATTAAATCTCTTAATGTATCATCATCTATATCTGGTACCTTATTTAAATCTGTATTCTTTTGAAATTCAGACCATTGGTCATCTATAAATTTAATATATTCTGGTGAGTCTGTACTTAATTGTGTCATAATTACATCCTATATCACTTTTTATTATTTGTCAACCTTGCGTTTAACACTTGGATCTACATGAAGAGCTCCATCAACTGATTTGCTAAGTCTTTTATCCCACTTTTTTATTTCTTTCTTTTGCTTTTTTAATGCCATATCCAACTTGAATTTACTTACTCTTTCTGTAAATACACGCCCTAGTATATGGTCATATTCATGCTGGAATATTCTACTAAACATACCGTCCAAATGTGCTTCAAGTATATCACCATTTTCGTCTTCATATTTTGCTACAATTTTTCTAGGTCTTATCATTGATAAGAATAAAAATGGATAAGTTAAACAACCTTCTTTCATCATTATTGTTTCTTTACTTGATGATATTATCATTGGGTTAAAACATATCATTTTTTTACCGTTCTCTAGTTGTAAATGATTGCCTAATACAAACATATTAAAAGGTAATCCTACTTGATTTGCTGTTAGTCCAATACCACCATATTTTTTCATAGCAGAAAACATAGCGTCTGCTACTGACTTTCTATCTTTAAAATCATATCCTAAAGTTTTTAGGTTTTCATCCTTTAACATTTCATCTTTAAAGGGTGCTATCGCTGATAAAACTCTAGGGTCTGTTGGTGGAATTAATTGTAATTGATTTAATTCATCTTCATTTTTAAGGTCTATTTTTGGTTTGTTCATATTGTTCCTAATTGTGTAAAGTTTTGTACCTTCTCATACTTAATTATATTAGTAAATCTATCAAATAGTATATCCCCTTTATGGGATATAATAAAGATGTTTTCCTTATCTAGTGTCTGTATTATTTTAAAGAAATCATCTGTACCTTGACCATCTAAACTTGAATCAAATATCTCATCTAATACCAGTATGTTGGTATTTGTACTATTCTTTAAACGAGCAATATCTCTCCAAGTAAATAACAATGCAAGGTCTATTCTCATCTTTTCACCTTCACTAAAGTTATTATAATTAAATGTATCTCTAAATCTACTCTTTACTGTTTCATTAAACTCCTCATCTAAAACAAATGATATATAAAAATCCATTGCTTGTAAATATTTATTAATAAGTGAGTTCATAATAGGCACATACTTTCTTATTATCTGTGCCTTGGCACCTTTGTCATTAAGTATCTCTCTTAATATATCTACATAACCTTTTTCTTCGGTAACATTATTTAAATTGTCGTCAGCAATTTTTATATCACCTTTTATGTTTTCTAGTTCTACTGCCATTTTTTCAATATCAATTTCTCCAATGTTTTTGTTTTTCATTTCCTCATGTATTTGGTCACTATGTTCTTTTAGTGCTGTTAATGATGAAGAGATTTTGGCAACCTCTATTTGTTGTTCATTAATCTTTTCAGATATTTTATTGAAACCTGTTATTTTCTTTTCTTGTTTTGTTATTTCAGTTAATAATTCTTTTATACCTTTTTCTAGTTTAGCACACTTTTGGTGTTCTTCTTCCACTTTATGTTCTTTAAATTTCTTATTAATAGGTTGTGTACATACAGGACAAGTATCATTATCAACAAAAAATTTTAATGACTTATTATGATTATCTAAATTCTGGTCTATCTTTGATTCTATCTTCTCTAATTGTCTTAACTGTTTTTCAGTCTTATCTTTATGTTGTAATTGATTTTGACTTACAGCTATAGCTTCATTTATAGTTATTAGTTTTTTATCGTATTCTAGTCTGTTTTGTTCATTTGTTTTAAGTCTTTCCTTTTGTTTGCTTTCCTCGTCAATATCCTGCGCTTGGAGAGATTTTAGATACTTTGCTTCAGTTTCATATCTACTCTTTATTAGTTCGCATTGGTGACGAACCTCCGTTAACTTTTTTTGCAAATCACTTTGTTGTGACCTTAAAATTAAGTCCATTAAGCCGAAAACTCTAATATCAAGTATTTCTTCCACAACTTCTCTTCTATATCTTGGTTTCATTTTCATAAACGGCTCATACGAGGAAGACCCTAACATAACCACCTGAATAAAAGACCTGTAATTTAATTTCATTATATTTTGTTCAAGATATTTTTGATAATCTATATTGTTTGCGTCTTGATTTATCATTTTACCATTACAAAATATTTCAAATAGGTTTGGTCTAATACCTCTTCTTATAATATAGTTCTTGGTACCAACATCAAACTCTACTTCTACTAAACAATCAGCATTGTTAATAGTGTTTATCATTTGTTCTTTTTTAATAATTCTAAATGGTCTATTAAATAATACAAAACATAATGCGTCTAATAGTGTTGACTTACCACTACCATTCACACCTACTATTAAAGTTGTTTGAGACCTACTTAAATCTATTTCAATTGGTATATTACCAGTTGATAAAAAGTTCTTATAGGAAATTCTTTTAAAAAATATCACTCACTAGCCTCCTGATACAACTCTTTAGCAAACTCTTTTAGTTTATGTTTATCTAAATCACTATCTATTTTGTCAATATAGTTATTTAAAAATGTTAATGTATCTTCACCTTTTTCTAATAGATTTTCTGGTACTGAAGCTCCAATATCTGAAGGACTTTCTATGACATCTATAGCGTGTACATTTATTTGATTATAAAATCTATCCATTAACCGTTCATACATATCATTGTCGGTTTTATTTGATACATAAAGTTTAACAAAACACTTATCATATTCTGCCAATTTAAATTGGTCATAATTAGTTTCTTTATCATTATAAATTATTTTTTTATGTATTTGTATAGGATTTGGTATTCTTTTTAATTCTCTGGTTTCTGTATCAAATATATGAAATCCTTTTGGACAATTATAATCTGACCAAGTTATTTCGTATTGTGTACCAAGATAATAGATGTGTCCGTCATCTGATTTTTTATGAAAGTGTCCTGATATAACCATTTCTTGTCTGTTAAATATTTCTCTATCATGACCATGTTCGTTCATATGTCCACTATGCATTTCAAAACCTTTTATTTGCAAGTGTCCCATTGCTACTTGAGCTTTTGAATTGCCAACAGTTCTAATAGTTTCTGCTTCATTATCATTACATATCCAAGGTATAAAAAGTATTTTTAAACCATCAATCTCCACATCTGTAGCATGTGTATAAATTTTTGCGTTATTGGATATACTTAAATTCTGTAAAGCATTAACTTCATTAGTGTTCTTATAATAGGTATCATGGTTGCCTAAAATGACATGCGTATCTATACCGTGGTCTTCTAGTTGGTTCCAAAAAACCTTTTTAAAATTCCAGGCTGTATTATGATTGATAAATTTTCTTCTATCAACAACATCACCTAAATGTACTAGTGTTCTAATACCATTATCTCTTAAATATGGAAAAAATATTTCTTCATAAAATCTATTTTGATATTCTATAAATGCTGGATTGTCATTACGACACCCGAAATGGCTGTCATTTAGCAAGGCGATTCGCATATTACTTATAATAATTTTCTAATATAAAGTCATGGTAACTTTGATACTTTTCAGCGTCTTTATTCCATTCATCTTTTTTTTCAGTTAATTTCTTTATATATGGATCCATTATTTCTTTTATTTCTTCTTTAGTTTTATGTGTATGATATATTAAATTAGGTAAATCAGTTGGTGCCCAATTAAAACCAGCAGCTATAAAATGTAATCCACTATTACCAGCTTTTTCAAGAGTATCCATAGGAAACTCCCAATATTTATTTCTTTGTAAAGCAGCTTGTAAATATCCAAGGAAAGCTTTAGGTTTCATGTTATATAAACTTTCTTCCCAATCTCTATTGTTATTTGCTTTCCAATATGGTGTATCATTTCTTGTTGATAAAGCATAATGCAATCCAACAAATTCAGCAAATCCATAATAGATAGATTTACAAGCAAATGTAAAGTTATCTCTATCCCATTGTGTAATTTCACCTCTTCTTAAATTTCTTACAAGTTCTATTAAAAATTCGTGCATTGAAAATAGACCATTGCTCTCTAGTGGTTCAATAAATCCACCAGATAGTCCTGCAGCAACCACATTTTTTACAAATAATCTTTTGTGTATACCACACCTCATATTAATGTTTCTAAATTCATGTTCCTCATTACCAAACCCAGGTCGTACACCTGCTAAATGATTTTTAAATTCTTTTAAAGCAGTTTCATCATCTACAAATTTATCTGAATAAACATAACCTGTACCAACTCTACTCCACAATGGTATATTCCATACCCAACCGTTCTCTATTGCTGTACAGTTGGTAAAAGATTCAAATTCTTTCTTTTTATCTACATAAGGAATCTTGGTTGCCCACGCTTTATTATTTGGTAGTTTAGGGATAGGTTCAAAAGGTTCTTTTAATGCACCACCTAAAAGCATTGATTTAAAACCTGTACAATCAACATATAAATCTGCTGTATGTTTGTTTAAAGAAACAATACCATTTTCATCTTGTTTAATATCTTTTATCTCTTCTTGTATATGTTTAACACCTCTTGGTAAACAATAATTATCCTTCAACCATAGACCAAATTTAATTGCGTCAAACTGATAAGCAGAATCACGGTCAAGGTCAAAACCATGAAAGTTATAAGCACCCTTGCCTTGATTAATTAATGCCATAACAGGAGAAAAACAATCAGCATAATCTGAAACCGGTGTTTCTGGATTAAATGCCTTTTTCATCCACCAATCATTATAATTCATTTTAGTTCCTTCTGTGATAACTGAACCAAAAGGATAGTGAAATGCCGCCTCGTCTTTTCCATTAAAGTCTGTAAACTTAATACTAAACTTAATAGTGCCATCTGTATGTTTTAAAAAGTCTTTATCATCAATGTCTAAAAATTTTGTCCATTGTCTAATTTTTTGTATTGTACTTTCACCAACTGATATTGTTGGAATGTTAGGTGATTCTATTACAGTTATATCGTTATTTGGAAATGCTCTAACTAAAGTAGCAGCAGTCATCCAGCCAGCGGAACCTCCACCGACTATTATAATCTTATCAATTTTCATAATTATTTTTTCCTTTTCTGTTTCTTTTTTATCTTATTCTTATTAACTGTTTCTTTGTCCTCTTTTGGTAAATTTTTTTGTAAAAATTCTGTAAATTGATTTTTAAATTCTCTATCTTCTCCTGGTTGCAATGTCAGGTCATCATAGTTGGCATCCGCTATTAGTTTTTGTTTTATTGTTGTTTGTTTTTTTTCTTTCTGGATTCTCCTAATAAAAGCATAATAGATTATTTGTGTAAAATATGCAAATGGATTGTTAGATTTAACTGGATTAAAATTATCAAGGTACTGTAGGCAATTCTCTATACCATCACTTATCATATCGTCCCTATAAGTATAATTAATAAAGTTAGGTCTAAATGATAGGTGGTTGGCAATTTTTAAAAAACATTCACCAACATAGTCTGGTACTCTTGGTTTGATTTGTTTGGTTCTTTTAGATTTGTTAACAGATTTACGATACTCAACCATTGCGGCCAAGAATTCCTTATTGTTAACATAATGTTCTGGTTTCTTTTTTATTGTCATAATATCCTCACTATACTAGGTTTTTTTAAAAAAGTCAATGTTCATTCCACACTTGACAATTGAAAAATTTTGGTTATAATAGGGGTGTCCGCCTTTGAGGAGAATACCTAGTGGATTGTTGGATCCTTTTCATTCAAATCATCTTCAAAATCTTTAAATATATCATTTAACTTTCTATTCTCTTCTGGCGAAAGTGGCTTTTGTTTATAAAAATCACTCTTCTTTGGTTTATCCATCTTATCATAATCACTAGCTAAATGATGATAACTTGTATTCATTTCAGAAGAAGCTATGGTGATTGTCATTATCTTGTCTTTTGGTATTGTTATAATATTATCATTGGTATAATTAGTCCAACGAATCAAAGCAATAAAATCTCTTAATCCTAGATTGGTCATTTGTGGTACATACTTAATTTGTAATGGTTTATATAATCTCAATAACGGCGAAGTTTCAGGCATTTGTTCCTTGCCTTCAGGAATCTTCGCAACTATATCGTCACCATTAACTAGTTTAATTATTTTGATTTGTTTATCTAGGTTTTGATTCTGCATTGTTTAACTCTACATTGTGGATTTCATAATCAAAGTCTTCTTCATTGTATATATTTATCCTTTCCCTAAAATGAGATAGGGTGTAATTTTCCTTTTCGTTATATGTTAAATCGTCTGCAATATCGTATAGAGTGGCATGAGATTTGTTATCTTTTAATCTCAATCCTCTACCTATTGATTGCAAATTTCTTATCCGAGATTTACTAGGGCTACTAAAAACAATGTTGTGTAGGTTACGAATATTAATACCGGTACTGAAAGTACCATACGAAGCAATGATAATAGCATTGTCTGAATTTTCTGTAATCTCTCTAACCTGTTCTCGCTCTGCGGCTTCAACTCCACCGTGGACATAAAATACTTTCTTATCTTCGGCCTTTTCTGTTATCATATCATATAGAGTTTGGCCGTGTTTCTCTACATACTGAAATAAACAAAGCGTATTACCTTGTAAGTTAACCGCCAAATTTCGTATGTATTTATTCCTTTTTTCACTTTGAACCAGGTAATTCATTTCTTCTTGATATGTTTTTCCAAAATTATGTTTACATTCAATTGCACCATGCTTTAATATTAAACAGAAAATTTTTAAGTCTGCTAACTGTTTCTTTTCTTGTAGCTCAGTTGTGGTTACCACTTTATTTACTGCACCAAATAGACCTTCTAATACCAACTTATGTGTTTTAGTACCATCTAAAGTGCCAGTCATGCCAACTTTATACTGACAATCTATCATCTTTGTTAATATCTTTGTAAGGGAAACTGCTTTAAATAAGTGAGCTTCATCACCTATTATCATACCAAATTGTTTAAACCAATACTTTGGTAGATTGTAGATAGACTGCCAAGTAGATATAACAACCGGTTTATTGGTATCTTTTTCATGTCCTTGATATATTCTATGACAATTTCTATCCGGTGCCCATCCATAATCTTTAAAATCTTTATATAATTGTTCAACCAAAGAGGTTGTTGGCACTATAATAAGTATCTTTTTCTTTCTTTCTTTTAATCTTAATATATTAAATCTGACAAGTAGATAACTAATAAGAGATTTCCCGCTAGCAGTAGGAGAAAGCAATAAACACCTATTTTTTCTAACAGCATATATAAAGGCCTCCTTCTGGTAATCTCTAACTTCTAATGGTATGTTTAGGGCATTAATAAATTGGTCAACCTTCTTATCTTCAACTTTAGTGTCTTGTATTTTTGATCCATCAACACATTCTACTTCATTTTTCTTACACCAATCTAATATGTATGGATATAATCCAACATATATTTGGCCTGTTGCATATGAAAACAACCTTATTTTGCCATCCCATACCCGATTTCTATATAGATTCATGAACTTAAAACCAGGTACTTCAAATGTGAAATAAGCACCTAGTTCTCTACGAATATCTTCCTCAGCTTGGATTTTTAAATAGACATCATCTTTTTTGTCTATTATTAAATATCTAGTTGTTGGTAAAATATATTCTTTATGTTTAGGCATTACTTTGTATTGCATTTCTACCACCACATTTTTTC